TCGCCAACGCCCAACAACTCGGCCAGTGCCGCGATTGGTTCCTTGGTTTCGTTTGCCATGTGGTTCCTCAGAACGGGATGTCGGTATCGGGGAGCGGACGGTGATTGGCCTGCTTGGCCGGCGCTGCTGGTGCATCCTCGCGCTCACGCGGAGCGCTGAACTTCAGCGAAAGCATCTCAGTGCCCTTGCTCGTGGTCTTCGTCCAAGCGGCGATCTCCATGACCACCCCATTGACCATGCAGTTGCCGCGCCAATCGGGCTGGCGGTCGTGCTGCTTGCGGTTCTGGAACATTGCTCCGGTGTCAGGCCTTGGTTCGTAGCTCATCGCGCATCTCCATGATCCTGCGTTGCAGGATTTGATTGTGCTGCTCAAGGTCTTCGATACGAGTCACCGCAGCGGTAAGCAACTCGTCCATCCACGGGTCAATTCGATTGCGAGGGAAGTCAACGGCTGCCTTCCGCAGGCGTTCCTTCAGTTGTTTTTCAAGTGCTCCCACGGTCATACTCCTTTGCGACCTTGGCCGCGTAGCCGTCCGTGGCTCTCCGGCGCTTCCCAGTTGCGCCCCGTGGCCCTCCGTTGTGGATCCTCGACACCGTGTCAATCGACCAGTCCGGTGCGTAGCGGGACAGGTAGGCGATGACAACGCGCTTGGCGTATTCCGGATCGGTCACGTCGGTGTACGGGCGCGAGCTCAACGACTTGTCGTATTCGCATGCGTCCTTCCAGTAGACCTCCCAGATCTGGAAACGACCAAGCGCCCTCTTGTTGTCGCCGACAGCGCGGTCAGGCTGACGCTCGCCGCCTGTTTCGACGGCTGCGATGGCGGTCAGGATGCGGTTGACATCCGTGCCGGCAGGCGGAGGCACGACCAGCACGGCGGCAATGATGGCTGCGATCATCGGGTACCCCTCGGTTGTTCTCGCATCAGTTCCTTCTCGCAACCGTGAGCGTCGAACGCCGACGTGATGCCGGCTGGCAGGTCAGGCATGTGCATCTGATGCCCGTTGACGAGGACGCCCTCCAGCGTCCAGGTCCACAGTTCCCACGCTGTTGACGGGTAGGAGTTGCCGTGCTGGTCGAAGTCTTCATACGACTCCTCGGACCAGTGCGCGGTGATGATGCCGACGACGTGGTTTTCCTGCGCGAACTCAATGGCATTCGTGTTGTCGTCGTCCAGCCAATCCAAATCGAGGTCGATGGTGTGCTCGGTAGTCATGCGATCCTCCAGACCCGCACGAGGCGGCGGTGAGTACTGACACGGGCTGACTGGCGAACGTCGCCAGTCCAGACGAATCCCTCGCGGAACACGCTGCCGGCGGCATTGCCAAGGTCAGCGTAGTTCATGCCGGCGGCGGCCATGAGTGCCGCCACGTCATCGGCGGTCACGGTGCCATGCCGTGCTGCGTGCTCGTGCGCCAGCAGGCGGGCCTGCGTCAGCAGGAGCTCACGGGCCTGCGCGGCCAGCGACATGCCGACGTCACGCCGGCGGGCAGCCTCAACGATGTCGAACAATGGCAGGCCGTGCATCACAGCCCACCTTCGGCATCGGAGTGGATCATGCCGGTCGAATCCATCGCCCCGCCGTAGTCGGGCTCGGGCTCGTCGGTGGCCTCGGCGGCGACGGCTGCGCGGTACTTGGCGACGGCGGCCTTGACCGCCTCGCGTCGGCTGAACCCGACCGCCCACACGGACTGCGAGATTTCGGCAATCCAGTTGGGCTTGCCGTCTGGCTTGCAGGTCAGCACGGCACGAATACCAGCGTCACGCTCGGCGCTGGTGACATCAAGAAACTTGAAGGTTGAGTGGTGCATGTCATCCTCTTTCTGCCGCGTCATGCGGCTGGGTGGACTATACAGCCCTGTATATCGTGCGTCAAGTGGGTCAACATGAGCATTTGCCAATTTTTTTGGTTGTAGCCGTTTGCATTATTCAGGTCCGTAATCTGATGTCGTGCCTGATCGTGACCTGCGCACAGTTCCACGCATCGCACGCGAACTAGCAAACAAGGCTTCGCGTCGGCATACGCATGATGCATCGGACATTACGGGGAAGATCGGTGTCGATCTACTTCCTGTTGGAACGACAAACACCACGGTGTGTGCCGGCGACGATGCACGACTGAGCGATCGCAGGCGACCGGACTCACACACGCACGGCATTAGTGATCTGACACAATCAGGAGCCACAAGCGGTCAGGTCATCGCGTGGGACGGATCTGCATGGGCTGCAACGACGCCGGCTGCTGGGGCAATCACTAATGCCAAGGCAGCACTAACTTCAGACGTTGCGTTGAGCGTCAACAATCAATGGTACGACGGGCCAAGCATTTCCCTGTCAGCTGGAACCTGGTTGGTGTTGGCGCATGCCACTTACAACAGAGCCACTACGACCGCAGCAACTAGGTTTCTGCGCATCTCTGACAAGACGAACCACTACGCCAGCACCTCGGAGTATCACCCGAGCGTCAATCCGAACAGCGCGAACTTGTTTGTCGCAGCGACTGTTGTTGTCGCATCGACAACCACGATCGTATTGCAAGCGGCCACAAGCGCTGGATCCGCTTCCGAATTGTTGAAGGCTGCGACGGCAACGAATGGCAGCGGCAACAACGCCACGCAACTCAACGCGATCAAACTTGCATGAGCGCAACCATCGTCCAGCATCAGCCCGGTTCGTTCACCGTGGAGATGAACGGTGATTCGTTGAGTGCGGGATGGGAGCAATATTTTCTGCTGGTCTCCGATGCTCACATTGATAACGCCCACGCAGACCGGGCGCTCTTTGACAAGCACATGAAACAGTGCCGCGAGCGCGGTGCATACTGGATGTCGAATGGTGATTTCCTGTGTCTTTTACAGGGGAAATACGACAAGAGGTCTGACACCTCAGCCTGCCGGCCAGAACATCAGCAAGGCAAGTACCTCGACGCGGTCATCAACACGACCGCCGACTACATCGCGCCACACGCCGACATGGCGCTGCTGTTCGCGCCCGGCAACCACGAGACTGCGATCAAGCGATATCACGAAACGGACATGAACGAGCGCCTGGTCGAGGCGGCCAAGGTTCGCAATCCGCAATGCCCAGCACACGCCGGCAGCTACGCGAACTGGGTGCGATTCCTCGTGCGGCAGAAGGACCGGCGCCAAGTCGTAGGCAACAGCATCGTGATGTACATGCACCACGGATACGGCGGCGGCGGTCCCGTGACCCGAGGCACGATCCAGACCGCACGCATGGCCGTCTACCTGCCCGACGCCGACATCATCTGGACAGGCCACACGCACGACGAGTGGATTATGCCCATTCAGCGGGCGCGTCTGTCCCTGCACGGGCGCCCCTACCTCGACCGAGTCATGCACGTTCGCAGCCCCGGCTACAAGGACGAGTTCAGCGAGCAGAACGGTTGGGCCGTTGAGAAGGGCATGCCGCCGAAGCCCAAGGGCGCATTGTGGCTGCGGTTCTACATGGATCACTCTCGGGTCAACGGGAACCCTGCGCGTAGACTTCGGTACGAGGTGCGCGAGGCGCAGTAACTGACCGTTTCAGAAGGACAGATAGGAGCAACATGCCGACACCAGCCAAGGGCAAACGATTCGCGAAGACCGTTCGCAACCCGGAAACAGGACGCACCCGCACTGTGAGCTACGGTCAGGCCGGCAAGGCCAAGGGCGGCGGCGACCGCATCAAGCCCGGAACCGCCAAGGGTGACGCATACTGCGCACGCTCGTTCGCGCAGATGAAGCAGCACCCCAAAGCGGCACGCGACCCGAACAGCCCGCTCCGGCTTTCGCGTGCTAAGTGGAAGTGCAGCGGCAAGACCTCGAGGAAATAAACATGGCAAAGAAAGCAGCAAAGCGCGGCCTGTACGCAAACATCAACGCTCGTCGGGCCGCCGGCACTAGCCGACCCAAGTCAAAGAGCACCGTCAGCCCTAGCGCGTACAAGGCGATGAAGCGCGGATTCAAGTGAACCACCATGCGTGTTCGCCTGGGCCAACGGTACTGGGTGTTCCGCTTCGTGAATCACCTCGTCAACTACGGCGAAGTGGAGCACGGCGATAGTGCAGACACGCGCATCATCCGCATCCGACGCGGTCAGTCCGAGCATGACATGCTCGACACGATCATCCACGAGGCGCTGCACGCTGCGAGGCCGGAACTCGACGAGGATGCCGTAGCCAAGACGGCCAACGACCTGAGCCGCCTGCTGTGGAAGCTCGGATACAGGCTTACGGACCCCAAATGACATCGGAGTTGCGGCGGTAGTTGGCGACGCTCGTACGCGCCTCGGGGCGCACGAGGTGTTTGTCTGAGAACAGCAGGTAGTTGTTCGGAAGCAGCGCGAACTGGCCGCCGTACAGGTGCACCATGTTCAACGGCTTGTGCTCGTCTGGGTACCTGCTGAACCCGTCCCGCCAGTCGATGATGATCCCGGTGTGACGACCGTGCAGTGCCACCCCTCGGATTGACGAGCAAACTAGTCCCTCTAGGTAGTGACAATGCCAGGCCTCCATGTCCTCGCCCATCGCACCCCACGGCTGCAACGTCAGCGGCTGCTCCATGAACGTGTACGACGTGCTGATGTAACCCCACAGCATGCCCGACCAGTGGGCGCCACTCTCGAGCAGGACGTGCCCCATGATGGCCTGGCCGGGCCGGCAGTAGATGCCGTGCAGGATGCCGCGAGTCGTGCCGGCTGGCATTTCCGGCCCCAGCGCGACATTGTTCACATTGACATAGATGTGGTACGGCAGGTTGCAGTGACGCATGCGGGTAGGATAGTGGCGCGGTGACGTCGGATTCGACTGCCGACATGGGTGCTGCCTGAAGGCCGCGAGGTACGCCGCAGCGCCGGAACATTGGGGTAACGAACCTGCCGCCGGGGACAGACGCTCAGGCGTTGTGTCCCATTTCGGTACAAATGTGCAAATGTGTAGTGCATTTGATCCAGCAGCCGATGAAATGACACGCTAGACTGTGACCAAAGAGCGAGTGCAAACGCTCAACAACCCAACCTGGGGGGCAGCGGGTCAGCTCGCACTCGCTCCCCGCTGTCTCCTCAGGATTTCATTTGTCCGCTACATGGCGGACGGAAGGCAGAATCATGCATTGGTTTCCCCTGTACACGAAGGAATGGGCAGCGTCGGTCGGCCACATGTCGGCTGCGCAGCGCGGGATCTACATCAGCCTGCTGGTGTTCCAGTGGGACAACGGCAGCGTGCCAGACTGCATTGAGCAATGCGCACGCATTGCGGGCGCAATGCAGATGCAGGAAGGTGACTGGCTGATAATCCGAGACAAGTTCAAGCGCAGCGACGAGGACGGTCGGCTCCGCAACGCCAAGTTGGAGAGCGTCAGAAGCACGCAAGTTGGGAAGGCAGAAGCAGTTAGCAACAACGCGAGGCGTGCTGCGGCAGCCCGTCACAAGCGCCCAGAACCATGCGCACGCACTGCGCCAGCAATGCCGACGCAATGCGCGAGCAATGCGCGAGCATTGCCCACGCAATGCCATTCAGAGTCAGAATCAGAATCAGAGTCAAAGAGAATCAAAACCCCCCCTACCCCCCTTCCTCGAGACGCGATGCGACGTCTGCTGATGCGCGAGCCAGCCTGGCGGACGCGTGTCGAACGGGCGGTGGCGGGGGATTGGTATGTCAAGGGGGAGGACGGACAGCAGAGGGTCGTCACCGAGGACGAAGTCATTGCCGACGGGATAGCCGTGATGACCGCCAAGGTCGAGCAGGAGCGCGAGCTCACGCTCGCCAAACTGCGCACCAACGGACTGTCCGACGTGGACTCCGAATCGCTGTACCGCCGCTGGCTAGCCGAGTACCTCGACGGCGGCCCGTCCCCAGCGACAGTCGTGCGCAACGATCTCGCCGACAAGAGCGTCCGGAACATCGCAGCCGTGTGGAGAGCGCGGCTGGCCGGCCCGTACAATCCCGGTCATGGCACGCAAGCGCAGACGTCAGGGGAAGCAGGTGCTGCTGGCGGGCCTCGATGACTGCATCCTCGGCGTGCACTACCCTCGAGCCGGCGAGACCGGGCCGCCAGTGGTCGTCTACAGCGCGGACATGATCGCTGCCCGCCTACGCGACGATCAGGGCATGACCCAGGTCGAAGCCAGGTGCTTCGTCACCGACGAGATTGAGGCACGATGGATGGGTCCGGGAACACCGCGACTCGTGTGGGCGGCAACTATCCAAGATTTCGGAATAAACAGCACCAAGGACTGATATAATCACGCCATGATCGTACGAAGCTTTGAGGACTGGAAGGCCGCTGTGCGCGAGCACATGGCGCAGACCGGACAGGTCACCAACGCGCTGGCTGTTCGCATGGACGCCGAGGATCGCATGGCGGCACACAACGTGCGGTGCCTGCTTTCTGACGCCCCCAAGATCAGGCGCAAGGGCTGCAACCTCGCCAGCGCAATTGCCATCGCCGAATCCGTTGGACTGGAAATCCATCTTTCATACAAGAATGAAACCTGATGCCAAGCAAATCACCCGCACAGAAGCGCCTGATGCAGGCGGCAGCGCACTCCCGGTCGTTCGCAAAGAAGGTCGGCGTCCCTATGTCCGTCGCAAAGAAGTTCGTGCGGGCGGACAAGGCGAAGGCAGCCAAGCGCCGCGCCCGATAGGCCGACCGCCAGAGCCCGTCCCGCAAGACCTAGCCGACGACTTGGTCGCTTGGCTCACGTTGGGCAAGCCGCTGCGGGAATGGTGCAGGCAGCCCGGAAACCCGGAATGGCGAACGGTGTACCACTGGATGGACAAGGATCCAGACTTTGTGGCACGCATCGCACGCGCACGCGAGGACGGGCACGACGTGATCGCCGACGAGTGCAAGGAACTGGCCGACACCAAGCCAGCCGATCAGGTCGAGGTCGCTTGGCGCAGGCTCCAGGTCGAGACTCGGCTCAAACTCCTCGCCAAGTGGAACCCCAAGAAGTACGGCGACAAGGTCGGGGTGGACCATGCCGGCGGCGTGAACCTGACCGTCATCACGGGCGTGCCAAGTGCCGATAAGTCTTGACTACAACCCGCGCCAGTGGCAGCGGGAATGTCATCTGAAGCGCAAGAGGTTCACCGTTCTCGCCCTGCACCGACGTGCTGGCAAGACGGAACTCGCCATCATGGAGCTGCTGGACAAGGCTCTGAAATGCAAGCAGCCGCTCGGGTTCTACGTGTACATCGCTCCGTTCCTTCGCCAGGCCAAGGCCATCGCTTGGGCGCGTCTCAAGGACAAGCTGCGCCCGATGCGCACGACCGGGGCCATCGACATCAACGAGGTGGATCTGGCCGTCGTTTTCAAACACAACGGCGCGACCATCCGCCTGTTCGGCGGCGACAACCCCGACGCCCTGCGCGGCGTCCGTCTCGACGGCTGCGTGATTGACGAGGTCGCCCAGATCAAACCCGAGGTCTGGACCGACATCGTGCAGCCTGCCCTGTCCGACCGCAAGGGCTGGGCGATGTTCATCGGCACGCCGTCTGGCATCAACCTGTTCAGCGAGCTGTTCTACCGCTCCAACGGCCTCGAGGACTGGTGGTCTGCCCTCTATACCGTAGATGATACGGACGCCATCGACCGTGACGAGGTCAAGCGCCTGCGCCGCGACATGCCAGAGTCGGCGTTCGCACGCGAGTACCTGTGCGACTTCAGCGCAGCCGGCGACGATCAGCTCATCAACTTGTCCGATGCTGAGTCAGCGGCACGGCGCCGATACTCAGACGGCGACATCGTGGACGCTCCGCTGGTTGTCGGCGTTGACCCGGCCCGGTTCGGTGATGACCGTAGCGTCATCATGCTGCGCCAAGGGCTAGTAGCGTTCGAGCCGCAGATCTACCGAGGCATCGACAACATGAGCCTGGCAGGTCGGGTAGCCAACGTCATCGAGGAGCGCGACCCGGACGGCGTGTTCATCGACGTCGGCGGCGGGGCAGGAGTGATCGACCGCCTGCGCCAGTTGGGATACGGGATCGTTGAGGTGAACTTCGGCGGCAAGCCCAACAACCCCGGCCTGTTCGTCAACAGGCGCACCGAGATGTGGTGGACCATGCGGGAATGGCTTGAGCAGGGAGGCTCGATTCCCAACGACCCGTACCTGAAGGCCGAACTCGCCACCCCCACGTATTCGTACGACTCCAACGGCAGAAGGGTGCTTGAGTCCAAAGACGAGATCAAGCGCCGGCTACAGGGTGGGGCGAGCCCGGACATCGCCGACGCGCTGGCGCTGACGTTCGCGTTCCCCGTCGGCAAGCAGCTCCCACGCGAGGTGCGCGACCGGATCGACACTCGACCAGGCGACTACGACCCGTACGAGGGCATGCACAACCAGTAAGGCCGCAAATTCATGGTCAACATCTGCCTCATTCAGCCTAAGGATTTCATGCCCCTGATCCACGAACTGATGGCGGCTAACTGGGCGGAAACGGGATTTGATTTCCCATTCAATCCATCAGCAGAACAATATCAAACACTTGTCGATGCTAAACTCATGTTCGCGCTCGCGGCGTTTGATGAAAGTCGAATGGTTGGTTATTGCACAATGCTCGTCACACCGACAATGCACAACCCAGCAATCATCATCGCCGCAAACGATGCTTTGTTTGTCGATCCGGCATACCGAGGCGTTATCGGTGGTCGGATGATTCGCGTTGCAGAAGCAGAAGCAAGGTCACGAGGTGCGTGTCGCGTGTTGTGGCACACGAGATCTGGAACAAAGTTGCACGAGTCGAT